CCTTTCTGCACAAGCCTCTAAAGACAATGGTTCTTTTTGCCCACGTTGTAAGAGGTATGCAACTAACATGGTGTCAAACACAGGGCCATCATATTTAAAACCTGACTCCCATAGCCACACAAGGTCATACGCAGCGTTGTGCATAATAAGTACGGTTGCTTTATCTAACCACTCTTGTACTATGGAGTGACCATTGTTTGTACAACTACACTCACTATGGTCAAATGTAATAATATTTTCTTCACCATTATCCGTAAGTATACCTACTTGAACCAAAGAATTGCTTGGCTCAAAGGGGTCTAAGTGAAGCTTACCGTCACGTTTAGTGACCGTATTCTCCACATCAAGTGTAATCTTCATCCTTCGTACCTCGCTGTTAGGTAATTAAGTTCGCAGTTTACCATGCCATGCCAACCATTAAGTTTGTTTTTGACAACATTAACATGCCTCAATGGACTTTCTTC